GGTAAAAAAGCAAAGAGTATTAAATTACTTTATCAACACAAGACTGATGAACCTATCGGTGTTGTAGATTCCTTAGAAGAAGATAGCAAAGGTTTAAAAATCAAAGGTCGTTTAGCGATGGGTACTCAAAAAGGCAGAGAAGTCTATGAGCTAATGAAGATGGGTGCATTAGATTCAATGTCAATAGGATACAAACTGTCTCCTGATGGCTACAAGTACGATGATAAAAGAAAGAAAAGAGTAATCAAACAAGTAGACTTGATGGAAGTCTCAATGGTTACATTCCCAATGAATCCTAAAGCAAAAATCACGAAAGTGAAACTACAGGAAATGGATGTGAGAGAACTAGAGAAATACCTATGTGAGGTAGGTATGTCTAATTCTGTTGCTAAAACTAGTGCGAGTATACTGCATAAATCTTTTAATAAAGAGCAATGTGAAGTTGTGGATAGTATTAAGCATTTAATTAACAAACTTAACTAAGAGGACAATTTATGTCAGAAGAAGTCAAAGAAGTCTTAGATGAGTTAGGTTCAAAGTTTGAAGATTTCAAAGCAGAGAACAAAACTCGTTTAGACCAAATTGAAAAACAAGGACATGCTGACCCTTTACTACAAGAAAAAGTTGATAAAATGACTGATGACATTGCTACTTTAGCAGAAGTCAAACAATCTCATGAGATTCAACAAAAAAATCTTGAAGAAGCTCAGCAAAAAATAGAAAGTCTCGAAACAATGTTAGCAAGACCTAATGCTTCTAAATCAGAAGATGTAGACATGCAAATGAAAGCATTTGGTTCATGGCTAAGAAAGGGTGAAGTGGATGAAATGGAAAAGAAAGCACTTTATGAATCTGATGATACTCTAGGTGGCTTTTATGCTCCTACAGAGTATGTAGAAGAAATCATCAAGACTGTAACTGAAATTTCTCCTATTCGTTCTATTGCAAGAGTAAGACAAACAAGTAACAGAGGTATAGAGATTCCAAAAAGAACAGGACAATTCTCTGCTTCATTTGTTGCTGAACAAGGTACAAGAAGTGAAACAACAGGGTATACAACCGGCATGATGACGATTGATGCTCACGAATGTTTTGCAGAAGTACATATCTCACAAGCGATGCTTGAAGATTCTGCATTCGATTTAGAATCCGAAATGGGTACTGAATTTGCAGAAAGATTTGCATTACTTGAAGGTACTAAGTTCGTATCAGGTAGTGGTGTTGGTGAACCATTAGGTTTCACAGACACAACAGCAGGTGTAGGCACAACCAACTCAGGTCATGCTTCTACACTAAAACCAAATGGTCTGTTAGAACTTGTATATGCAATCAAATCTGATTATTTAAATAATGCAAGATTTGTATTCAACAGAGCAACCTTCGCTGACATTCTTCAACTAGAAGATACAGCAGGTCAAAAAATATTCCATGTTGGTATGACACTTGTTGGTGGAGCTCCATCTACAATCGTTGGCTACCCATATACATTGGCAACAGATATGCCTAATGTAGGTGCAGGTACAAAACCGATTGCATTTGGTGACTTCTCACGAGCTTATACAATCGTGGACAGAGTGAATCTTTCAATCATGAGAGACCCATTCTCACAAGCTTCTTCAGGTAATATTAAATACCTAGCAAGAAAAAGGGTGGGTGGAACAGTAGTTCTACCTGAAGCAATTCAACTACAAAATGTAAGTGCATAAGGAGATAAGTTATGAGAGATATTTCAAATAGAACTAAAGCTGTCACCTGTCAGGATGCAAAAGTTTTTACTTCTGATACTGATGGCACTACTGTAGACAGAAAAGGTTTTGAATCTTTAATGTTTGTAGTTAATAGTGGTATAGAAGGTGACACACTATCATCAAGTGTCAAGTTTGATTTCATTCTTGAACATTCTGATGATGATTCAACATTCACAGCAGTAACAGCTTCAACAGATGTTACAGAAGGTAGTGTTGATTCAAGTGGTATTTTCTTAACACTTGATGCAAATGGTGAAACACCACAGACAAGTCAAATCGGCTATATAGGTGGTAAAAGATATGCTCGTGTAAAAATCGATGCAACAGGTAGTCATAGCAATGGCACACCAATAAGCATTCAAGGAATCTTGGGTAATCCTATTGATTCAGAGGATGCATAGTTAGTCTAGGGAACTAGACATGGTGGGGAGAGTTTGCTCATTTGTTTCTCCCCACCACCGGACAGAGGATGAATATGTGCAACAACACACCATATTCGGAGAAAGAGATGGCTATAATAAAAGCTATCTACAAAATTGATAAAGATGCGAAGTTCTCTATCAAGGGTAATCTTGAAGGTCGCATCGATTACCTGTATGGTGGTATTGAATGGGAATCAGAACCCATCGCTTGGGAACAAGTAGTAGAAAAAATGTATGAATTAGAGGTACAAAATAATGCAAATTAAAATGTTACAAGATACAGAAGCAAGTTCTAATGAAAGTGGCAATCAAACAAGAGTTTATGCTCAGGATGAGATTGTAGATTGTAAAGAGAAATGGCAAGAAGATTTAGCAAGGATTCTTGTTGATGGTGGTCTTGCAATGGAAGTCAAAGCAGTAGCACCAAAAGAAAAGAAAACATCAGACAAACCTAAGAAGGTAACTAAAAAGAAAGCAACTAAGAAGTAATGAGATATGGCTCGTACTATTGGAACAAACTTTCAGGCACAACTCGATAGTTCACAACTAGAACCATTTTTTGCGATATCTGTTGGGTTCACAACACCACTCAATATATGGACAGGATACAACACAATCAATATCGATGGTGTTACCTATCTGCCATCAGGTAATTTACTTAGTATAAGTGCAATCGATGAATCAGCAGATATAAGAGCCAATGGTGTCAAGATTGGTTTATCAGGTCTAGATAGCAGTATCATCTCATCAGCACTTACAGAAGATTCACAAGGCAAGGTAGTCAAAATATTCTTTGGTGTTCTAACCACAACAGACAATCAAACTGTAGTTGTTGATACCCCATATCAGACTTTTGAAGGATTCATAGATACCATGTCTATATTAGAAGATGGTAATACAGCTCAGATTTCTGTAAATGTTGAGAACAAGTTGATTATTCTTGAAAGACCACTCAACAGAAGATACACAGACCAAGACCAAAAGAATCTTTTTGCAGGTGATAGGGGATTAGAATTTGTAGAATCATTACAAGACAAGTCAATAGTTTGGGGTGGTGGAGCTTCCTGATGTATGGACTTATTGAGTTATTTTACAAGTTTGATAAATACAAAAAAAATACTAGAGCAGAACTTTTCAATCATCTAATACCTGCACTTAACTCAGGTCAATATAAAATACTTTACAAAGATGGTGATATTGTGAGCTATATATCTTGGGCATTTTTTGATGAAGTAGCAGAGAATCATTTCAAACAAACAGGACATGTTCTAAATTACAACTGTGGAGATAGAGTTTGGTTGGTAGACTTGGTATCATCAGGAGATTCAAGAAGATTAGTCAAATGGACAAACAAACATTTCAGACAGTCTCTCGGTAGCAAAAAAAGAGTAAATTATTTAAGGATGGATGATAACTCAAACATTTATAGAATTTCATCATCTCTTACAAAGGAGTGTTATAACTAATGGGTTCAGCAGTATCAACAGCACTTAGTGTAGTCGGAACAGCATTAGTAGGTGCAGGTATAGTTGCAACAGGTGGTATAGCTTGGGGTACAGTTGCACTTGGTGCAAGTATGGTCGCAGGTTCAGTTGCTCTTGCACCAAAACCAAGAGTGCAATCATTAGGTAATCAAAACTATCAACAGCAAACTTCAAACAGAAGTCTCATGATAAAACAACCTATCACAGTAAGAGATACTGTATATGGTGAATCAAAAAAATCAGGTTCTATTCTTTTCATGGACACTACTGACAATACAAAAAGGATGCATTTGGTCGTTCAGATAGCATCTCACGAGATACAATCTTTTGATAAAATATATTTCAACGAAGAAGAACTCACCTTGTCTAACTATGGTACTGATGCTCGTGGAATAGCAAGATTCAAACCTACTTCTCCATCAAAATACAATAAGGCTTCTGATATTCTGATAACTGAACCGAAAGTAAGAATAAAACAACATCTTGGCACAGATGACCAACTAGCAGATGCAGACTTACAAGCAGAAGTTGGAAAATGGACATCAGCACATAGATTAAGAGGTATAGCATATCTTTACATAAGATTGGAATATGATGCTGATATGTTCCCAAATGGTATCCCTAATGTAAGTGCAGAAATAAAAGGCAAAAAAGTATTAGACTTTAGGTCAGGTTCTACAACACATTCAGACAACCCTGCTCTGTGCATATATGATTATCTGACAGATACACGACTTGGCTTAGGTATAAGTACAAGTAGTGTTGATACAACATCGTTCACCACTATGGCAAACTTATGTGATGAAAATGTTACTCTATCGGCAGGTGGCACAGAAAAAAGATATACCTGTAATGGTGTAGTTTTTAGTGACTTAGCACCAATGCAAGTATTAGATAACATGCTTACAAGTTGTACAGGTGTTTTGTCATACTCCAATGGTAAATTTATTTTAAAGGGTGGGCAGTATGTATCTCCGACTATCACTTTAACAGATGATGATTTCATATCACAAGTAGCTTTAGAATCTAAAAGGTCAAGAAAAGATTTATTTAATACTGTAAAAGGCATATTCACATCAGAAGAAACATCATGGCAACCATCTGATTATCCAATGGTAACTAGCAGTACATTTAGCGATGCAGATGGTGAAGTAATATTTGCAGACATTGACTTACCATTCACAGTATCAAGTGCAACAGCACAAAGGATTGCAAAGATTGCATTGTTCAAAAACAGACAGCAGATGGTTTTATCTGCACAGGTCAAGCTGACAGGATTCAAATTGGAAGTGGGTGATACAGTAAATGTAACAAACACAAGATTAGGATTTAGTAATAAAGTCTTTGAAGTGGCAGAATGGAGCTTCAGTAATGATGACAAGTTAGCAATAAGTTTACTGCTGAATGAGACTGCATCATCGGTCTATGATTGGAATGCAGAAGAATCTGCTTTCTCTTTAGACAATACTACTCTACCTACTGTGCAAGATGTACAAGCACCATCATTAGTTGTAACAGATGAACTGAGGATATATGCAGAAACACCAATAACAGTTTTAAAAGTCGTTTGTTCATCAAGTCAAGGTACGACCAACGAGTTTGAAGTAGAAGCACAAAACACTAATGATGCAGGAAGTGATTTCATTACATTGGGCAGAAGCAAAGGTAACATCTTTGAATTAGTCAATGCAGAAGATGGAGCTATCTACAATGTAAGAGCAAGGTCAATCAATGCTTTCAATGTCCACAGTTCTTTTACCACCACAAGTCACGAGGTTATAGGTAAAACAGCACCACCTAGTGATGTGACTAACTTTTCAAGTAATGTTGTTGGTGATATCGTACACTTAAATTGGACACCAATATCCGACTTAGATTTATCACATTACATCATAAGGCATTCACCACTTACAACAAGTCAAAAGTTTGAAGAAGGTCTAATTGTAGCCAAGAAGATTGGTAAACCTGCAAACACCATAACATTACCTGCACAGACAGGAACATACATGATAAAAGCTATTGATGTATTAGGTCTTGAAAGTGAGACATCCGCGAAAACAGTTATCATAAAGAATGCTATAAGCAGAGACTTCAATGCTGTTGCAACATCTACACAATCACCAAACTTTACAGGTGGCACAATGGGAACAGATTTAGAAGTTGTTACAAGAGACAGCACTAATTTTTTACAACTTATTGAAGGTACTTTATTTGATGATGCATCAGGTAATTTTGATGATATGACAGGTAACTTTGATTCAGGTGGTACTGCCACATTCAACAGCGAAGGCATCTATGATTTTCCTATATTCAATTTAGGTGGTGTTTTTAACAGCAGAGTGACATTCACCTGTAAATACAACAGGTTTGATAGTGCAAGTCTTTTCGACAGCATACTTGGGTTATTTGATTCACAAACAGGTAATTTTGATGGTGGTTATACAGAGCATAACGATGTTAATGTAGAATTACTGATTGCAACTTCTACTGATGGCTCGACTTACAATGACTTCAGAACTTATGTTCTTGGTGATTATACAGCTAGTCATATCAAGCTGAGGGTAAAACTGACTTGTGATGTGGATACAGCAACACCTGCAATCTACGAACTTTCTGCATCAGTAGACATGCCTGATAGAACGACAGCAGAGGATAATGTTACATCAGGCACAGCAAGTAGTGGTAAAGTGGTCACATTCTCACCTGCCTTCAAAGAATTACAAGGTCTTGGTATATCAGCTCAGAGTTTGGCTACAGGTGATTTTTATGAGCTTACATCTAAATCAGCTACAGGGTTTACTATCAAATTTAAAAATTCTAGTGGTAGTGTGGTGAGTAGAGATTTTGACTATGTAGCAAAAGGGTATGGATATGTGGAATCTGCATGATATACTTTAATAAATTTAAAAGGAGTTAAATTTGTCACAACATGATTTAGATATTGCCAATCAACTGTTTCCTGCAACAAGGACAGATTTAAACAATGCCTTACAAGCTTTAGGAAGCACATCATCAGGCACATCTGCACCAAGCACTACCTATGCCAATCAGCTTTGGTATGACACATCAAATAATTATCTTTACATAAGGAATGAAGATAATGATGCCAATATCCTGATTGCTGAGTTAGACCAAACAAATGACACAGTAGAATATTTTAAATCAGATTCAGTCAGAACAGCTTTGATTGAGTTTACAGATGGTGATGATGCCATCACGATTGCAGATGGTGGAGCAGTCACGACAGCTACAGATGCAACTGTAACAGGTAATCTAAGTCTTGGTGGGAGCAATACAGAACTTAGATTTATGGAAGGTTCTAATTATGTTGGATTTGAAGCTCCTGCATTGACAGGTAATCAGATATGGGTTTTACCTGCATCGGATGGTACTGCCAATCAGGTTATACAGACAGATGGCTCAGGCAACCTATCCTTTGCGACTGCAACAGCAGGTGCGACAGGTGGTGGAACAGACCAAATATTTTTTGAAAATTCAAGAACAGTTACAACAAATTATACAATCACTAGTGGTAAGTCAGCTCATTGTGTGGGTGCTTTGACCATCAATAGTGGTGTAACATTGACTGTTCCAAGTGGAGAGAGGTTAGTAATACTATGACAAGTAAGATTAATGCAGACACAAGTGATGGATTAAAGATAACATCTGATACATCAGGAACACTTGATATTCAATCAGGTGGTACAACCAAAATGACAGTTGGTAGCACGATTGATTTACAAGGTAACGAATTGGTATTAGATGCTGATGCAGATA